ATCTTTTTTTTTAATTTTTATTTTATATTATTATGGCAAAAAAACAAACTGCAGCTAAGACTGCATCAAAGGTTGAAGTAGAACAACCAGAAGTAAAAGCTACTAATGAGATGGTTGATATTAAGGTAGAAACAAAGCCTGAACCTAAAAAACCAGACTGGGAGATTAAAGATAGATTTTATTATTTAAAAGGAAAAAGAAAACCTATATCAAGATCAATTAAGTCAGCTGGTATATTTTGGTTTGATGAAGAAAAAGGTTACGAAAGAGAATTAAAGTATTGTGAAAATCAAAGAACACCGTTTGTTGATGAAATGAAAGGTGATCAAAGATTATCTCATATTGTTTTTAGAGATGGAAATTTATTTGTTCCAAAAGAAAAAACAGTTTTACAAAAACTATTGTCTTTATATCACCCTCACAGAGATAATTTATATTACGAGCACAAACCTGTTGAAGTTGCAGAGAGTCAACTTGATTGGTTAGAGTTTGAAGTTGAGGCTTTAACCATAGCTAGATCAATGGATATTGATATGGCTGAAGCTATAATGAGAGTAGAAATGGGATCTGAAGTTAGTAAGTTGAGTTCTAAAGAGCTTAGAAGAGATTTATTACTATTTGCTAAAAGAAATCCTAAAATGTTCTTAGAATTAACGACAGACGATAATGTGCAGCTTAGAAACTTTGGTATAAAAGCTGTAGAAGCTAGAATAATTAAACTATCAAATGATCAGCGTTACTTTAAGTGGGCTTCAAATGATAGAAAAATTATGACAGTACCATTTGACGAACACCCGTATTCTGCTTTAGCCGCTTGGTTTAAAACAGATGAAGGTATGGAGATTTACTCCAACATTGAAAAGCGATTAAACGCGTAATCACTATATAGGAGAGCAGCCACTCTTCGGGGTGGTTGCTTAACTATAAAATAAAACATAATGGCAGTAAACGTAGATTCAGTATATCAAAAAGTATTGGCTATTGCCAACAAAGAACAAAGAGGTTATATAACGCCGCTTGAATTTAACTTGCTTGCTAATCAAGCTCAAGACGCTATATTTGAGCAATACTTCTACGACATCAAGCAATGGAACGATCAGAAGGCTGGTAATGCTACTGAATACTCTGACATGCTAGACGTATTAGCAGAAAAAATATCTCCGTTTGAACAATACAAACAAGACAACACAAGCGTTGCAAACACTAACGAAATAACTCTACCAACAGATGTTTATAGGCTAGGTACAGTTTTCTACAGAATAGCTACAGATAATTTTATAGAGGTAGAGCGAGTAGAGAAAAATGATTTAGAGTATATGCAAAGAACAGCTCTGTTTAGTCCACCAAAGACAAGACCTGTTTATGCTAGATTATCTGACACGAAAATAAAGATATTTCCAAAAACAAATAACCCAGCATACTCTACAAGCAACGTTCTTTTAAACTACATTAAAAAACCTGCAGAAGTTTACTTTGGATACGTATTAATACCACAGTCACAAGGTGGCAACGAATATCCATTATATGACGCTGCTAACTCTGTAGACTTTGAATTACATCAATCAGAAGAAAATACTTTAGTATATAAAATACTAGAGCTAGCCGGTGTTGTATTAAACAAACCTGGGCTTATACAGATAGCAGCTGGAGAAGAACAACAAATTACTCAAGAAGAAAAAGTATAATAAATGGGATTACTAGACGGAACAACACAAGCTACATATTATGGTAGTGGTAATAGCGCTAATTATGGTAACTATCAGTTTACTTCACTTGAGCATGTTATAAATCAATTTATCTTAGCATACGTAGGTGAAGGTAAAATAATATCTAAAGTTAGAAGAGCTGACGTTGCTTTTCATGCTCAAAGAGCTTTACAAGAATTAAGCTTTGATACGTTTAAATGTACAAAGTCTCATGAAATAGAAGTGCCAGCAACTCTAACCATGACTTTACCGCAAGATTATGTTAACTATGTAAAGTTAGTTAAAGTTGACAGCAATGGTATACATCAAGTGTTATATCCTACAAAATATACTAGTGACCCAACAGCACCACTACAAACTGGAGCTATTGGCAATGAAAACTTCATTGATGGCGACGCTGATGGTAACATTGATTTACAAGCAGAATCTAACACTTTTGGATCTTATAACGACGGAACGATAGATACACAGCCAACTTCTAGTCATGACACTAGTACTTATGATGAGTTGGTAGGAGGTAGATACGGTATTGAACCAGAGTTTGCACAAACTAATGGATCTTTTTATATAAACGATTTAAAAGGTAGAATACACTTTAGCTCTAATCTTGGTGGAAAAACTGTGATACTACAATACATAAGTGATAGCTTAGGAACAGATGCTGAAATGCAAGTGCATAAGTTTGCTGAAGAAGCTATGTATAAGTATATAGCTCATGCTATTTTAGCAACAAAGGCAGATGTTCCTGAATATCTAGTAGCAAGATTTAAAAAAGAGGCTTACGCTTCTAAGAGACAAGCTAAGCTTAGATTATCTAATATCAAGCTTGAAGAGATAACTCAAATACTTAGAGGTAAGTCTAAACACATAAAACACTAGTCAATGCCTGAGTTGAAAAGAAATTTTATGCAAGGTCGAATGAACAAAGACCTTGACGAAAGAATTATACCAGACGGTGAGTATAGAGACGCGTTGAATATAGAGGTTTCAACAGCTGAAGAGTCTTCCGTTGGTACAGCTCGTAATGTTCCTGGTAATCAACTGCTAGGTAGTTTAAGAATAGATGATAGATTTCACGACACTTATGGAATAGCAAGTCTTGACGAAAACGCTCCTTTTGTATATTACACGCCTAACTTTGGAAATGATTTTTCTGACTCAGCTGAAACAGTTGGCTCTGTTACAGATGAATCTGCAGATAAAATATATAGCTTTTTATCTAGCGCTATTGAACCTGAGATTGTCGCGGCAGGAAACAGATATTCAGATACGCCTTCTTTAGTACTTACTACACAAGTCCAAACATCTGCAAGCACAACTACAGACTCTGATACAGTAGAGTTAAACAGCGCTACAGGTGTAGCCGTTGGTCAATTAGTTACAGGCACAGACGTTGTTCACTCAACTACAGTAACAGCTATAAGCGGTACTACTATTACTTTAAGTAAATTAAATAGTATTGCTAGTGGCACTACTTTAACATTTTCAGTAGCAACAAAAGATGGTTATGATGTAGACTGTATACTAGAAACTAGAACTGCTCAGTATCAAGCTAGCACACAAGACGGTAGACTTAAAGCAGTTTTTGTAGACGTGTATAATGTTTATAGAACACCTAACGCTATTATAGACTTATGGGATATTTCTAATAGCGGTGATGTAAATAACAAAACTGGTCCTAGAGACGAAGACATTACTATTCTTTTTATGCAAGAAAGTGGTGGATCTCCACCTAGTAGTTCTGGAAACATGAACTATGCTAATGGTATTTATCCTGGCGCTGACTTTCAAATAATAGATTCAAGCGGGCAAAACATATTAACTCCTGACCTTATAAATCCTGTTACAGGCAATGCTTTAGGTAGTGTTAAAGTTTTAAGAGCTGAAAGAAAGATGGGTAGTGGTAACCCTGCTCCAAGACAAATTCAAATAACTTTAAACAAAGCAATACCTGCAAACTTAGTGACAGCAGCTAATATAGCTAGTGGTATTCACTATAAGTTTTCTAATGAAAGACTTTTAAATTTTGAAACAGGTAACAAATTAGATTACACGGAGACTAACTCTAGTGGAACAAAATTAATAAAAGATCATCCAACACCTATAAATAATAAGATAACTGGTATTGATATTGTTGAAGGTACTATATATTTTACAGACGGTAAGACAGAACCAAAAAGAATTGATATTGAAAAAGGTATAGCTGGTTCTAACTATGTTACTAATGGTAACGCGGTTGTTAACCAAGGGGCGGAGCCTTCTCTTAAACCTATGCTTTTTGAGACTACTCAATTATTATATAAAAATCCAATTAGTAATAAGTTTGGTTATCTACCAGCTAGCTCTAATACTAACTATGGTCTTGGTTTAAACGATGATAGAGTTAAAAACTACGAGTTAGAAGATATAACGGTAATAAGAAGACATCCACTTAATCCACCAAAAGTAGATCTTTTAAGAACTAAAAGAATAGGTTTAACGCATAATATAGGTTTAGAATCTGCTTCAGCTATAAACAGCGCTACACCTATAGACTCTTCAACAGAAATAACTTTTACTGTAACAAAAAACCAAGCTAGAGATTATGCTTTTCCTTCTTTTTACACTGGCACTGTTGATACTGATAATAATTTAAAAAACCACTCTTGGCGAGTAGGTGATACTTTAGTTTTAAACTCTATAAGTTATTACACACCGGCCCTTATTTTTGATGCACAAGGCGCAACAGTAGCTACATCTTCAGATAGCGGTACAAGATCGTTAAAAATACAAATAACAGAAATTGCTAGTCATGGAACTTTTAGCCAGCCAGGAAATTCAAATCCGGCAACATTCGATTATCACGATACTGACGGGGCTAAAGTAGTAAATATAGAAAGAGATAGCGAAGATGGCTATTATAACTTTGGTAGTGGTGGTACTGGTGGTACCAACTTATCTCCGCCTACATATACAAAATATAACGACATACTTACTATAAAAGGTATAGTAATAGATAAAAACGAACAGTTAAACAAAGTACCACTATCACAATCTACTACTGATGGCATGAAGTATTGGGAAGCTAGCTTAGAAGATCCAAACGATGCTGTTATATTTAAAGATAAATTTCCTAGATTTGCTACTAGATATAAATATGACGACAATCAGTTCTCGGCTATAAGCCCTTTTACAGAGCCTTGCTTTTTACCAAAGAATAAATATTCTTGGAATAAAGAAGAAGGACAAAACTCTGCTATGGAGAATGATGTTAGAATGATCAAGCTTAGAGATTTTATAACGCCAAGCACTCCTGTAGATGTAAAGCAAATAGATATTTTAGTTAAGTTTGATGGTGAAAATAATATATACAAATTAGAATCTATAAAAAAAGGTAGTAGAGAGTGGAATGATGATAATAGAAACTTTGCTAAAACTGTACTAGGACCTAATCAATTAGTTAGCAGTAGTACCGCGTCAGATCCGACTATAGCAGCTGCAATAAACTTTAATCAAAGCCTTTCAAACGAGGCAAAGAAATTTCCTAACTTTTCTTACTCAAACACTAGAGGTGTTTTTGTTATTAAGTCTGAAAAGCTTGGCGGTGTAATACCTTCTAATCAAATACTAAGGCCTTTTGACGCTGTTCCAACAACAGCAAAAGCTCAATGTGTTTCTGCTAATAGACTCATATATGGTAACTATACGTTGGACTATGATTTAAAAACTAGTGATGGTAAAGATGTAGTACCAAGACTATATTACGAATGGCGAGATCCGCAAGACGCTTTAAGAGGTTCTTTTAGGGAAAGTACTTATACTAATCTTCGTGATCATAGAAAGTATGGTTTTCCTGAAAAATCAATAAAATCTAACAGAACTTATACTTTAGGAATATCTTTTTTAGATAGATTTGGTAGACAATCACCTGTAATAACTGGTCCAGAAAGCTCTTATACAGCCCCTGTTAATAGTGCTTTTACTACTAGTAGATTGAGAGCTAAACTTACTTTAGAAGGAGGCATACCTTCTTGGGCTACGCATTATAGATATTATGTAAAAGAAACATCTAACGAATACTATAACATAGCTTTGTTTAAAGCTTATCCAGCTGAGGGTGATGGTACGAATGCTCAAAACGCTACTAAAAGCTATTGGCTTGCTTTTCACTCTGCTGATAGAAACAAAATACAAGAGGATTCTTTATTAAGATTAAAAAGTAGATCTGGAGAAGGATCGGCTGGCGAGCACGCTGACGAGACTATGAGGGTTTTAGCTATATCTAACGAAGCGCCAAAGTTTGATGCTAGTGGCGCTAACTCTGAAATAGAAGTACAAATACCTCCTAAGCAAAGAAAAGGTAAATTTTATGTAAAAGTAAAAACTTCTAAAAGTTTAGTTGTTGGATTAAAAGGAGCTAATGAAAATACTTATCTTACTACTAACTTTTTAGGATCTGTACTAGGCGACTACAATACGCCGGCTATATTTGAAATTTTACCAGATCCAGACATTGGCTTGAATATCTTTTTTGAAATACCTAGAACTTATCCTATAAAACTTACAGAAAAAAATATTGAAGACTTTATAAACTTTGGAGATTTCGTAAGTTGTTATAGAACTGGTTATGACTCTAATGGTAGTGATCACTCAGCGCCAACATTTAAAGCTGTTGATGCAAATGGCTTTAGCCATAATGATCCTCACGGTACTGGTAAAAAACCAAATGAATTATTCCATTTATTTGATAACAAAACTAAAGATGCCTTAGAAGATCTAACTACAAAGATACTACACGTTAGAGGTTCTCAAATAGAAGATGGTATTCAAAAAATAGGTTTAGACGCTATAAGAAACTTTGGTGTACCTATTCTAACATCTGGAGCAACTCATTATTTAGCAGGAACTCATGACGGTATACTACCAGGTTTAATTGCAGATGGAAACTACATTGGAAACCCTGGTGTAGCCGCAGAGCATAAGTCTGTTAGTTCTTTTGATAGATTTGGAAGCTTTCACGTGTTTAGATTAGACGGCACTAAATCTAGTTTAACTATTAATAATTTCAAAGATGGCTTACCGGGTTCTGGACAACTAGGCTTAGGTTATCAAAACTCCCAAAACACAACGTTTTTTGACAACATTCAAAGCTATACAGCAACAGAAAGTGTACACCTAAACTCTTTAGTGTTTACTTCTGAAAACATTTTACCTTTCCACAACTGTTGGCATTTTGGTAACGGTGTTGAGTCTGATAGAATTAGAGATGATTTCAATGCACCTAGATTAGACAATGGTGTTAAAGCTTCTTCTACAGCAGAAACTTACGGACAAAAAACATATAAGCACGGTTTAATATTTTCTGGTCTTTATAATTCTAAAACTGATATTAATAACTTAAATCAGTTTATTAAAGCAGAAGGTATAACAAAAGACTTAAACCCAGAATATGGTAGTATACAAAAGTTATTTACTAGAAATACAAATGTATTAGCTTTTTGTGAAAACAAAGTTTTAAAAATATTATCTAATAAAGACGCGTTGTTTAACGCTGACGGTAACACGAACGTAACGTCGAATAAAGCTGTGTTAGGTACAGCAGTTCCTTTTAGTGGAGATCATGGTATATCAAGAAACCCAGAGTCTTTTGCTGAAAATGAGTTTAGATGTTATTTTACAGATAGAGACAGAGGTGCTGTTTGTAGGTTATCTATGGACGGAATAACACCTATATCTGAAATAGGTATGTCTGATTATTTTGCAGACGAGCTTAAAAGCGCTGTAGCTTGCGTTGGTTCTTTTAATGATAAAAAAGGTGAGTACGATCTAACTATACACAACAACTTAGGCGTAGATGATACAGATAATGACACTACTGTTGATGTAACAAAAAGAGTTCAAACAATATCTTTTAATGAAAAAACAAACTCTTGGGTTAGCTTTAAGTCTTATATTATAGAACAAGGCTTATCTATCAACAATGAATATTATACTCTTAAAAAAGGTAGAGTATATCTTCATAGTGATGATGCCGTTCGTGGTAGAAATAACTTTTATGGTACACAATACTTTTCAAGTATAACACCTATATTTAATGATGCGCCAGGTTCTGTTAAAAGTTTTCAAACTATAAATTACGAAGGTACACAAGCTCAAGTTATAGCTAACAGTAGAACTGGAACAACTAACGGAGCTCATAACGCAACAACTACTTTAACTTTAACATCGATACCTACGGGCTTAACAGTAGGTCAAGTTGTAACTGGTAATGATTTTACTCTACCAGCAAGTCTTCAAACAACACCTGTTACAGTTATAGCTATAAACACAGGCGCTAATCAATTAACTCTAAGCACCGCTGTAAGTATAGCTACTGCTAAAACAGTTGTTTTCTCAGACGCTGAATATTACAACGACGATGCGTATACAGGTTGGTTTGTTGAGTCTATAACTACAGATAAGCAAGAAGGTCAAGTTTTAGAGTTTAAAGAAAAAGAAGGTAAGTGGTTTAATAGTATATCTGGTGTAGCTACAACGTTTACAAACGACGTTGGTGGTGGAGGCGGTACTGGTAATATAGACTCTCAAGAGTTTTCTGTACAAGGTATAGGTAGGGCTAGTGCTATAAGTGGTGGCGCCAATAGTGGTTTATTTTACTCTTCAGAAGTCACCGCGGCATTAAGTGTTACTTGTCAGCAAACGGTAACTGTAACTAGCAACACAGAAACTTTAATACCATTTGATACAAACTTTGGTACGTATTCAAGTTTTGATGCTGGTACAGGTAAGCAACAAGTTACAGTATGTCCGCCAGCTGGATATAGTTTTATAGATCCTAATAGTGGTTTAACTGCTCCTTACAATGGTAGTTTTACAGCACCTACTGTAGTTATAGATAGCTTAACATTAAATGGAACTACAACCGAAAACACAAGTAGTAGTACTAGTCAAACTATAACGGACGTCGTTACAGCCACGATTACATTACCAACAAGCGCGCTTAGCGACTGTATCACCATAAACATTCAATGGGCAGGTGGTTATATACCTAATGCTAACCAAACACTAAGTGTTAATTTAGCAGCTAATACAAGTGGAGCTGCGCTACAAATATATCAATACTACATACCTTTTGATATTGACTTAATTTGGGAAGAAGGTGGATCTTCTGAGTGGTCTTTAGCTCAGCCAACAGCTATTGATCCAAACTTATCAACTAGTGTATTACAGTTTGGTCAAGCTCTTAACAACGCAGAGTTTGCATCACTTTTTCCTAATGATCAAAACGGAAACCCTACTAACTCAGGCGCTGATCTTTCGTGCGCGCTAAACGGCTCTTGGGATTATACAACAAGTAGCAATAGCTTTTCAATAGTCTACAATGCTTCTACCGGTAATCACTTTGTAAGCCCAGTAGGTAATCCTACAGCACAAGATGTTTTAACTTCTTTTATATTTCCAGAAGCTCTTGGCTGGGATACCGGTGCTACCTTTGCGCCTGCTTTTTATCCTTCGCAATTTGATTTTTATAATCAAAACTCAGGAAGCTTTGGATATATACAAGCAGTATCGGCTTCGTTTCCTTATAGTGGTTTTTTGAAAATAAACTGGGATTTTACAGAGTTTGACAATAATGGCCTAGCTACGCAGCTAACTGTTACTTACACTATTGACTTTGATGGAATACCTAACACAGGTTTTGGAACTTTTGCTAATGCAACTTTTCCACTTACTGGAAATCCAA